CTACCAAACTTTACCTTAGATTTTAGTCCATATTGTTTTACTAAGGTTGTTGCTAAATCTAAGTAATCTATTCTTTCCAATAATAAGTTATTCATAACCTTCCTATATCTTGAGTCGTTTAGTTTTTCAGTATTTTGTGGTTCAAAGTCTGTATCAACTATCCAATCTTCCCACTTCTCAAAATGTGCTTCAAAGTCTTTGTTTATCTGAGATACATAAGCAGTCTTGATTACAGCATAATCCTCTTCTTCACCTTTACCATATATGTAATCAGCTTTAGGAAAGCTAACCTGTTCATAACCACCCCTATCAAACCAAGGTTCAGGTTTACCGGCTAATCCACCCAATACTCTTTCTTTATCACCTCTGATAAAACCTGTGTCTGGTTCTCCTTCATCAGCTGATGAGTAATTATTTATATTTGATGATACTTCCATCAGTTTCTTAAACTTTCCCATTATACATCAAACCTTACGTTTATAGCTAAAGATAATTCCTTTTCATTTTTTACAGGATTAGAAAGTTGTCCTACAGCAATAAGTTCGTTAAAATCATTATATAAACCAACCTTAGTAATGTAAGGTTGAAATGCAGAATGTGTTACAAAACTTTCGTATTTTAATGCTTGTTGGTAATTATTTTTATATGAACCAGACTTATATAAAGCATCGCCGGGTGGAAATAACCTCCAACCTTCAGGACCAGAAACATTAATACTACCACTTCTTTCAAATGTCGCTGATATATTCATAGTGTTACTCAATTCACCTTCACCAACTACGCACGTATAAGAATGTTCTCTGATTGTGACTTGTGATTTGTATTTTAAACTATAACCATCAGTTCCTGTTTTTGTGCCTATGTCTATAAATCTAGAACCTGTATTTGTAAAAACTAATAATCCTTGTTCATAAAATACATTTCCTACAAAACTTCCTGTAGATTGAGTTATGAAATTATTTGAAAAGCTACTACTGGCAAATGTAGCAAAACTAGAAGAAAATGCATTGTCATATAAATTACCTTTACCATCATCTTTGATTGTTAAAGTAGAAGCACCACTGTCGTCTGTTAAAGTAATTGATTTCGGTTTAATTCTCTCACCATATAAATTCTTAGATACTGAAATAATTGAAGCAGATGGTTGTAAAAGTCTATATTGGCTATTGTTGTTTGAACCAAAATTATTAAAAGGATTTTTAACATCACGATAATAAATATGATTAATCATAAGCCAAGTAGGAATATGATAAAAACTAGCAGAATCAAAAGTTGTTTTAGTCGCTGTAAGAGGATTGAAATTATTAGCACTTGAACTAATAGCTCTAACACCATAAACACCACTTCCACTATCCATATTAGTGACAGTAAACTCCTTATAAGCTTTAAAAGGTGTTATATTGATGTCTCTTGGGTCGAGTCTTTTAAACATGACCTATATCTCCCAAGTTAAAAGTCTAATTTAACTTTGATTATAGCTTCTCTTGAATAAGATTTAAGTAATGGTTTACTCAATTTAGCAACTGCTAAAAGTTCATTATTATCATTATACAAACCAACTTGTGTTATAAAAGTTTTTGGATTTTTATAAAAAGTTGGTATAGTAAGTGTCCCATCAGAACCTGTAGCAAATGTTGGATTTGAACTAAAGTTAAAATCTCTATTAGGAACTCTACAAAAATAATGTTGAGAAGTAATTACCTCTTCTCTTCTTGCCTGAAACTTACTACCACTATGTATAGCGGCAGAAAACTTTATGTTATTATTACCATCTACATTCGATCTTAAATTTGTACTTCCTGTAGGTGTTGCTTCAACATCAAATCCTAAAGAAGCAGAAGCGTTTAGAACAGGTCCGTTTAAGATAATCATACCTAAATCAGGATAAAATAATCCATAAGCACCACCCGGTTGTGATGCAGCTGCTGTTTTAGTAACTGCTTTACCAGTTGCAATAGAACCACTAACAACATTGAATACTCTACCACCTTGATTCATTTCCGGATTACTAGTAGCACCACTGTCGTCAATTAACTTTATAAGCCCACTTGGATGTCCTGTATCAGCACTTCCTGAACCACTACCACTTAGATGTAGTTCCCAATTACCTGGATCCATCTTTTCACGAAGTTGTTGTCTAGCTATTGAAATAGCGTAAACATACTTTGGTTTAATATTATTACCACTACCAGCAAATGTAAATTGATTCTCATTTGGTCCTAAAAGTATATTCGATAACTGATTGTAAATAGCTGCAGAGTTTCTGTTACCATCAACTCCTACTGCACCTAAAGAACCACTTCCTTGTAAATGACCATAAGCAATAGAAAATTGTGGTTGAGCACTACTATCGGTTTGAGGATTAATTGAATATAAATCTACAAAGTAATCACCACTATTTGCATATTGTGTTGATGAGGTGTAAAATGTAGTTATAGTTCCAGCATTATTAGCCCACATTCCAGAAGAAACTACATCTTTTACATTAGTTACAATATCACTTGACTCTAAACTATCATCTGGTTGTATGTTAAAATTTCTATAAATTGACATTATTTACTCCTCTTTATCCGCCTGCTGCGCCTGCTGTATTTGTTTGAACAGAAGCGATAGTTAGGTTATTTGTTATTGTTATAGTGGATGTAGCTCCTGTATCATTACCTATAACAGTTAATTGAGTTGACTTTGCTGTATTGAGTGTTATACTTTCAATCAATACTGACTTAGCAACTAAAGTAGCACTGTTATCAACATCATCGTCACCTAAGAAAAATGGTGTAGTTGCGCCAGGAGCACTATCTCCAGCTCCTGTAGAGACATTTATACTAACAACTGATTTATTGTGCAGTATAAATGTATAAGAATTATCAGTAGCTTTATCTGTCGATGCGATAACTTCTACGCCGGTATTATTAATACCGCCGCCACCAGCTGGAAAAGAAATACTAGCAGGAGAAACTCCGATAATGGGCATTACTTGAGTTGATTTTGGTAAAGTTACTAACTTATATCTCATAACGTGATTTTCATCTGGTATTGCCTCTAGTAATGGCATGTTTTCAATTACCTTACCATAAAAATCAGTTCCATTTGGATGTGTTACATCAAATAATTTATAATTTACTTCATCATCTGCTAATGCAAATTTAGTAATATTAAATGCTTCTGTTCCCTGCGCTAATAATTCACGACCTTTTTTGGTTAGTATAGCGTCTACAGTTACAGTAGTGTTGTTTAGAAATCCCATAATTTACTCCTAATAAGTTTTTTTTTGAAATATGTGTTATAATATGAGTTATATATAAATATCACTACTTCAAGTTTTTGTTAATTTTATTTACTTTTGTTCTTAAAATTTGGATTAGTTTTTAATCTTTCTTCATCTGTTTTTGTTTTTCCAGCTAATTTTCCTAATTTCTTATCCTCTTTAAATCTTTTTTCTATCTTTTCTTTTTTTCTATCTCTATCAGTTTTAATTTTTTTCTTTTTCTTTTTCAATCCACGAATTATTGGTTCTTTAGGTATATCTATATTACGATCTGGTTCTTTAAAATCAGGAACTATTCCATCTCCAGTTTTCAATGGTGAATCACCCTCTTCTGTAGTTACCAACTTAGTTGGTGCAGATATTATTACTTCAACAGGAGGATTACCATCTGTTGTACTTTTTTTAGTATTCTTTACTCCACCATAATAACTATTAAATAATCCCTGTCCAATCATAGAAGTATTATCTAAATCTATATCGTAAAGAGATGAAGAATTTTCATTGAATAACAACGCATCGATAGAAGAGGTATAAAAATTCATAGTCTTTTGATTTTTACGATATATTCTAGAACCTGAAATAACAGGCATAAATACTTCTTTAGCAGAATCAATTGTTTCACCAAAAGACATTGTTACATTTGAATATTCTCCTGGTTGATTTAACCTTTGCCATATAGACAACTCATAAAATCTATTGTTTAATTCAGAACCACTAGCTTCAAAAGTTAAATTTTCACCACTTGAAGAAATTGCAGAAGAGCCTGTTTCAAAAATATTAATAGCTATTTTGCCTGTGTAAGCATCAAAGTTTGTTACTGGTAATCCAGTATTGTATGAGCTTGTTATACTTATGATTTCTTTCGTTATATCTATAGAAGAACTGTAATATGTATTTTCTAAATCAAGACTCTTACCAACCACCACTTTAGGTCTTTCAAATATATTTGGTTCTATAAGTAATCCAATATCAGCTTTTGCTCTAGCAGGTATTAGTTTTCTTAACTGTGGGTATAAAGATTGGTCATAATATTTTATCAATCTCATATAATCCCAAAAGTTATTTGGTGCTGTATATTTTTTCCAATAGTTATCAGCTACATAATTTAATCCTCTATAGCTTAACTCCGCTTTATCTCTCGGGTCACCTAAATAGTTTTCAAAATTTAAATCTCCTACAGAGTTGATAATGTCATTATTTATAACATCAGTTGGAGCGAACCATATTCCAACTTTATTAGAATCATTTGGCGCACTATCGTAAGCACTATCTGTTACTCTAAATTTTGAATTTAATTGAGAATCTTTTTTTATTGGATTATCCTCAATTCTTATTTTGTTAGTAACTCTTCTTAGAGCGCCTATACTTGGTATATGAGTTTTTAATTCATCAACCACACTTCTGAAAAAGTTTCCTGTAAAACCACTATGTGAACCCGACAGTGTTGTGGTTTGATTAGAACTCACATCACGAATACCTTCAATATCAGAAGCTAAACTTTTGTTATCATCAAATGAATATCTTAAAACTAAGTTACTATAGGATGAAGATACAGTATTGCCATCATAAGCTTTTGGATTAGCTATATGATTTTTAAACGAACCTGTATTTAATATCTCTGTCCAATGTCTGTATTCCATAATAGAACCACTAAATCTAGCACCAACATCTGCTATAGTAGCACTTCCACCAATGTAAATATCACCGCTACCTGTCCAAGCATTATTAAATGAAGCAGATGATGCTTGTGTAACATCCATAGTTGATGTGCTATATAAATGTATCTTACTTCTACTGGCATCATATTTACCAACATTTAATTCATAAGATTGTGATACTGGAGTAGAATCACTACCCACCATTCTCCTTACCATAACAGAATAAAAATCTCCATCGTAAATTGGTAATTCAGCTGAAGTTATTTCTTTATATTGTCCAGTATCTACACCAACAGCTGAGCCAGATAGCATAAATGATACATAACCATAATTATCTGAAGAGCCATTGTCTTTTAACCTAATAAAAAAGTTTTGGTTATTATTATCTTGCTTTTCTACAAGTATTTGATTTGAACCAGTAGCAGCTCTAAACCTAAACTCTACAGTATCAGGTTTTCTATCCGATGTAGTATCATTAGCCCAAGCAACTTTAATGTGTTGAGAACCTCTAAAATCTAAAGCTTTTGTAAATTTTCTTGTTATCTCAAATTGTGGAGTTTCGTTATCCGATACATTTGGTCCTCCAAATTCTTTTATTCTTAAAATAGTTGATGGTATACCATAAATATTTATTAATCCTTTTAATGCTCTAACAGTACCTTTATTCTTTAAAAAGAATGGCATATTGTTTATTATACGGCTCCAAATTTCTCTTGATATATCTCTTTCGGATGTGGCTGAGTAATCAGAGTAAGCTGAACCAGTTACTTCTTTACCCAAAGCATATCTTGGTAATTCAATTAAATCTTTACCATCGTTTAATGTCCATCCTAAAGAATGACCAACTGAATACAATAAATCTTTTGATATTCCTTCGTTTAGTTTATCTCTTCTGTCATATGTATCAGATAAAGCGTTTATGTATTCCCAAATATGATCAAAATGTTGTCCAATCATATCAGTAAAGCGTAAGTATACTTCGTTGTTTGTATCAAATTTTATATGTTCCGGAATTACATTACTTAATTTAGAAATATTTTCTAAATCATAAAGTGATGCGGAAGTCATAGCATTAGAAAACCAAGTATTTGCTACAGATGATGTTGTGTGCGCTAAAACATATGGACTATTTAAAGTTCCATCTCCACTTGTCTTTGGCCAACTATTATCATAAAAAACTCCTAATGAACTACTAACATAAGACGAACTTTCAAAATACATATACTTTTCAAAATCATCAAAATTATTTTTTGTTTCATTTATTTTATTCTCATAAAATTTAACATCTGTTGCAGAACCACTTACTCCAATAAAAGAACCACTTGATAATTTATAACTTTCTATATTTTGTAACTTACTTTTAAAATTACTAATTCTTTTTTCAGCTGAACTAAAGTTTACAAAATTTTCATACTTAGAGTAATCGGTATTTATTTTCACACTATCTAAACTTTGACTTAAAAACTCATTTTTTAATTCCGTAGATATAGAGGTATCAGAAGTTAATATATCAGCTTCACTTTTGTATTGTGTTCTTCTTACTTTTACTGGACTTTCTGAATTACTAAGGTCAGGAGATTTTAACACTAATTTAGGCTCTTCTTCAGGTATAAAATCAATTATTTTTATGGTTTCTTCTACCGGATTTGCCATCTCCTTAACAATTATACATTCGTCAAAATCAACATATGTGTCTGGTAATGGTTCATAAAGTTTATAAGTTACAGCATGTGGGTAATTAGAAACGTTTATTTTGTCTTGTTTAAAATTTGTAGTTAAAAATAAATCGTTACCAAATTTAAGATATGTCCTTAAATCTTTAGGATTTAGATTTGTATAAGAAATTTTAAAATTATCAAAAGATGTTTCAGATGTCATATTAAAGATATCAGGATTTCCATCACCTTCTCCATCATTTTCAATAACATCTATAGCTCCAATTTGACCAGAATACTCTCTTATATTCTTATTTACTGTTACCTGTTTTCCATTATTGCTTATAGAATTTATTTTTGCACTAAATGGTTTAAATACTGGCTCAGTTATAGATTGTTCAACAAGTGTAAAATCCATATATAAATTATCAACCCACACTACTCCTGATTCAAATCTATTTAGTGCATCACCAGCTTGATGACCATAAATATAAAGATACCATTTTTGGTCTAATTTCCAGTTATCTGGAATTAAAACTTCGGTTGTAGTAGATTGCCATTCTCCAGCATTAGTTGGATAAGCCATACTATCATTATCTTGATTATACAATGATTTATATTGATATCTTGGAGGAGCTACTTGATTAGTAATCCAGCCATTAAGAAGATTACCACTCCACACCCAAAGACCAAGTGGACTTAATGTTCCTTCTCTAGTAGGATTAACATCAAAGTCAAATACACTACTTCCGTTATCGTATATTGGTTCTGTTGGTCCTGGTGTAGCTGAAAGAACATTTCCATCTTCATCGTGACGACCATAGTTTAAAGCACCTGGATTTCTACTACCATAAGTTATTGGATTCTGACTATTTGTTCCTGAACTTCTAAATCTACCAGCACCAAAAAAAACTTGTTCAATTGTTTTACTCCAATCACGATCTCTATCACCACTACTAATACATTTATAAACTGTGTCATCATATACTGCTACATACCCACCAATTTCATCACTTTTAGTGCTAGAGTCATCAGGTAAAAGTACATCTGGCACCCCGTTATTTGGAAAATGCTTCATATGCGATGTAGTAGGTTGTGGAAAGTCTGAATCGTCATTTAGAGTGTCGTTTATAATATTTCCATTACCATCTGTGCTTTTGTGAATTTTTGAACCAACACACCAATAATAATCAAATTTATTACCTCTTCTGTGAAAGCTAACTTCAAATTTATTTTGGTTTTGAACAATTTCCAAATCAAGAAGTTCACTCCAGTCTTTTAGAAAACTTACATTTGGAGTAGTCATATTGCCTATTCTTAAATTACCATCAGTTTTTCTTTCCATATTGAAAAACTTATTTGATTTTTCATGCCCTCTACCATCATTGTAAAAAAAGAGATATCCATCTGATTTTAAACATGCATTATCTTCACCAGTGTCTCTAGCTCTTGTAACCGCTTGAATAAATCCATTTTCAAATATATCATCGTATAGTTTTCTTGTAACATCATCTTCACCAACAACTTCTATTGTTCTAAGCAAATCATTTTTAAACCAAGTTTCTATATCATACACCCTCAAACTATCAGCTGAATCCTCTAAATAACTAGATCTCCAAACTAAATCATCTTTGAATAAAAATACCTGTTTTGAGGGATCATCATTAGTTCCTGCTATAGTTCCAGATTGCCATCCACTGTTTAAACCCCTAGCTGTATTTCTTGGATAATAAGAGTCTCCACCAAAATTATCATTTATAGTTTGCACATAAGGATGATGATTTACGGCTTTTTTATTGTTTACTGTTCCAGTTGGAGGCGTTGGTGCATTTGGTGAAACAGCAACCCAAAGGTCTCCATTCCATCTCCAGTCTCCTTCTTGACTTAAAGCTCCTATTTGTAAACTTTCTTCTATATTTGGAGCCCATACATATTCATAATATGTTCTACCACCTGTATTAGATATTTCAATTTTTTCACTTACCTTCCAAGCTCCTAATTGAGTTGGTAAAGTAGTGTCACTATTTTTATCACCAACCGAAACATCTCTTGTAAAACCTGTTGAATCAGCATATGCACCAGCAGAACGATTTGCGCTTTCTATTATTTTAAATCCGGTTGCGTTCATTGATGGATATAAATTCAACATTTCTATTTCAGTTGATGGTGGTTTTGGCTCAATCAATAAAGCATTAGCTGCAGTATTTCGTTTGTAACCTTCCGGTGGATCAGTAGGTTGAGTTTCAATTGGACCAGAAGCATTTGGATCAAAAAATCCATCAGGTGAATTTTCAGGTTTTGATTCTTCTGCAAGAGCATAAGGATAATATAAATTAAACCTAACTCCCTTACCTGCAACTGTGCTTTTTACATCAGCAATTATATTAACAATATCAAAATTTTTAACTCCTAATCCTTGTAGGTTTGGCATTTGTTGTGATATACCCAACCATCTTTGTGGACTTCCTTGCCATCCATCCAAATCAATAAAAAATTCATTTGTATCTGGAAATTTCATACAAGTTCCACCAGCAACACCTTCGTTTTGAACCCACTTTGCGTGATATCCAATAGCAGCAGTTCCAGCACTTTGTCCACTACTAAAACTATTAAAACCAGTACTCCAATTTTTTGCTCTAACTGCATCATCGTGCAACGAAGCATCCCATTCAAATTCATTTTTTATGCTTAATACATTACCCAAATTATCTGTTACTAATTCATCACCATTTGGATTTTTTATAACATTAGTTCCTGTTTTTACAGCAACTTGAATTTCGTTTACTTTATAGACATTTGGTATAATTAATGTCCCATCTACCATTTTTGGTGTAAATTTAAAACCATTATCTGGAGGATTTATTGTCAAATTATAAGATTCAAATATGTCACCATTAAAAGATATATCAACATCAGTTTCTTCTGTTTTAATAGAAGTTTGTATATTAACAAAATCGTTTATATAAGAACTATTTATCTGTTTAGCTTTCAGTCTTACTTCAGTTCTACTTGGTGATATTTCATCAATTTGATATTTTAAATCTTCTATTCTTAATTGTTCAGCGATGCTAGGACTAGATAAATATTCATCTTCAGTTCCACTATAAATTATCCCATCTTCTGTAATATAAATGTTGTTTGTGTTTGTATACACATCACCTATTTTAGTATTATTTTTATTTAATGTGTGAAGTAACACAGCAGATTCATCACCTGCTAACTTTCTTAAAAAATTATATTTTACTGTAAACACACCACTTTCAAACCCTAAATTTCTAATATGAGTTCCAGGATAAAATAATACATTGTTAGAAATATTTATACTAAATTGTGATAGCGGTAAATTTTTATATTGTATAAGATTATTATTCGTATCAAATATTTGAAAATGAACAAAGTCTCTATTACCTTGAGTTCCCCAATAACCGTCTTCATAAGGATAGTCTCCAACACGATCTATATTATTATCATCTAATAATCTCTTATCTCTATCTGTTAATTTACTAGCCATTATAATTCTCTAAAACGCCTATCTAGTATTTGCATGACTATAGTATCACCTTCTTTTGTTTTCAATCTTTTAACTTCTGTATCGTGTAGGATTGTGCTATTTGGGTCTTCTTCTATTCTATTTGTATTAGGATTTTCAAAAAGTAAAATTGTGTTTTGTTCATCTCGTATCAAATCAGAACCACCGGCTGAACCAGATTCTTGAGCTCTTGCTAATAAAAGTAATTTATTTTGTTTATACCTTTCTTCATCAGCTTTTAAAAAAGTTTGATACCATTCTAAATTTTTTAGTTCATCTTGTGTGTAAGGCATTTTTATCTCACAACTTTGAATACAAAATCATCGTCAAAATGTTGTACTGTTTCTTCGTCTGTATTACTTCCACTAACTACTTTGAACTCAAATTTATAATATCTCTCCGATTGTAAACCGTTCATCCAAAGATTAAAATAGTTTCCTGTTGAATCACAACTAACCATAGAGCCTGTACCAAATGGTATAATCACATCTTCAGTTTGAGTGTCTTTTACAGAATAGTAAGTTCCATCACCACCTATATTTTCTAAACTTCCGCTAGGTAAATATTTAACAGTCAAATATTCTGAAGCAGTATTTGAAAAAGATTTTGTGGGATACTTTGCTCTACCAACCAATCTAAATTTTACTTTTGATTTTTCCTTATACTCAGGTCTTAAACTTTTCATATAAAAAGATAAATCTTCTAATTCTGTTGAAGATAGAGCGTTTAAAGAACCTGTACTCCATTTTGTATCAAACCACTCTACTTCTAATTTTGGTGGATAAATAGTGTGTGTTTGTCTTGAAAGGAATTTAAAAGTTCCTAATCTATCTTTACTGGCCTCATCGGTATTGACATCTTCGTTTCCAAAACTACCACTTCTTTTCACTATAAAGCCGTTATTTGGGTGAGTTTTATCTAACCATTTATTTACAATAGGAGTTACATCCATTCTCATATCATCTGTTTCATATTCAAATGATTGTGAACCAAAAGAAGCAGTAAACCAAGCACCACCTTCTACTTCAGCAGTTCTTTCAACTACAGAGCCACTATATTGAGATGAACCACTCCAAGCACTAGCTTGTGTTAAACCATCTCTGTATTTCCAACTAGCACCCTCTGAATCTGATGGTGTATCACCAATAGTTCCTTGTCCTTCAAGCCAACTACCACTTACAGGATAAGCGTAAAGGGATTGTGAAGTGCTTAAGTTTTGAGAATTAGCATCATACATATTTAAATAAAATTTTGGATTTGTGATAGTTCCATTTACTATAGAAGATGATATTTCGGTTAAATCAAATTTTATCAAAATACGTGAGACTTTGATATTACCACCTGAATTACTCATAGTTTTTGTTACTTCTAATATTTGATCTAATCCAGTATTTTGACTTCCACTTACTTGATATAAAGTTGTATCTATATCAGGAAAAATAAAATAGTTCATTAGTTACCTCCAGTTGAGTCACCAAGCACACGACCTTGAATATCTGAGTTTGGAAATTTTAATTCAAAACAACTTGGGTCTAGTGATGGGTATACAACACCATCTCTAGTAGCCTGATTTATATTATAAATATTTCCTGAATAACCAGCTGATACTTTAAATTTGTTGGTTATTACTACAGGTAAACCTTTTGGATTATCTTCTTCAGGCGGAACAACTGATGATACCCCTTCAACTAATGAAAGTTGATAAGCTATATCAGCAACTACAATTGGTTGTCCTATTTGCCAGTTATCAATATTAAAAAAATCTTTTACACGTTGTATAGCTCTTAAAACTACCTCTTCTTTATTATATCCAGTTTTAGTTAATAAACTAAAGTTAACACCTACATTAATTACAAAAGCATTTTTTATATTAACCGCATCAGTAACCATTCTAAATTGTGTTAAATAAGTTTGTATATTTTCTTTAACTGCTTGATTAACATTCGCTAGTTTTTTAGTAGCATTATATCCCAAAACATATAAGTTGAGAGCTAACGGATTTATAATTCTATTATCTGAGTTAGCGCCTGATTTACTATCTAATTGTGTGTCTTGTACAATGTAAGCTTTTGCGACATTACCAAACTTTGATGGTAAAGCGTATATTCTAGTTATATAATCTTCTTTAGTTACAGCTCTTGCTTGTGCTTGAAAATAAGCTAGAGTGTTATTTTTAACTTCTATAATACTTTCAGCACTTCTACCGCCAGCAGCAGGCAATGGATTATTTATAGCTATTGAAGCTCTTGACTGATTAACTAAATTAGTACTAAGGCCTGTTCCATCTAATACTATCTGAGAGGACTGTATGTTTCTTAAACTATTGGCTGGGATATTATTATTTACTCCCCCACCATATCTATATCTAATAGTTAACTGAGTATTAGATGGTGCTTGTCCGTATGCTTTTGTTGCTAAAAAATTAGAAGGATCAAATGCTGTATTTAAATAAGTTGGGGAGCCTGGTAAAGAAGAACCGACACTATCTGGATTAGGAATAATCTCTTCATCAGGACTATCTGATGTTCCAGCTCCAAATCTCAACTCTGTCTTACCATCTTCTTTAATAAATGTTGTAAACCTTCTTGATGTCTTTAAAAGTTTTAGTAGATAAGGAGCTTGGTCAGCATAAGTGTAAAGTTGGTCATCATTTCTAATTGTGTTTTCCATATCCGTAAACACTGTATCTTGAGCTAAAAAAGGAACTTCATACCAATCGTTACCATCACTATCTTTACAAGAAATTATTTCTAAAACATTACTATTAGCCAAAGCTATTCTTTTATATTTTTCAGCTGCATTAAAAGTAAAAAATTCTGTAGTTACATTTCCACTAGAAACATTGACTGATTTTTTTAGTAAATAAGTTACTGGAACATTATTTGAACTTTCATAAACTGTAACAGTAAGAGGATCGTAAGAACTTGAAAATTTAAAATTACAATCTTCTGTTGTAGTAAAAGTGACACCATTATCTGATACTAACTGCATTCCAGATTTTACATTTAAAGAGTAACTCAAATCTGGTTTTGTTTTATAGGTAGCACCACTTCCCTCAGATACAGCTGGAACAGTTTGAAATATATCAATATTAGTTGTAGCAGCACTTGATAATTTTGGTTTGTAACCTAACGATTGTGCCATATTATATACAGTTCTTTTTTCTTCAGCAAAAGCTAATAAACTTTCTTTAAATTGATTATCAATATAATAAGAAAGAACATCACCAACATATGAAGCCATTTCAATAAACATCATACCAGGTGATGTTTCATTAAAATCATTATACTCTTTTGGAAAATATATTTTTGTAAATTCAATTAGATTTTCTTTAAAAGATGTAAAATCTTTATTTAAGTATCTAACTTCTTTTACTGATTTTTTAGGTGCTGAATATGGCATTTACTTTCTCCTATTAACTAACATTTTCTAGTGCAAATATGTCGTGTGGGTCTTGAGCTAATTCTCCATCGTAACTTGATAAATCTAAAGTTAAATCTTCTTGACTAGTAGAATCAATATTTAAACCAAATTTTAATTTCACTCTGACTAAATTTTTATTAGTTTGTGAAAACGCTATCTCTACTTTTTGTATATCTACAAATGGTAAAAACTCCCCCATAGCCGCAAGAATTTCTTCTTCAATTTTTCCTTCTATATCAGTATTTTCTTGTTCAAATAAAATAGAACGTAAATTAGTGCCAAAAGTAGGGTTTCCTAACCTTTCTCCCTTTTGTGTTAAAAGTAAATTTTTGATATTAGATTTAGTTTGTTGTAAAGCAGTTTTACTTCTTCTAAAAACTCCTTGTGGACTCATATCTAAAGGTAATTCTAAACCAATATAAGTATCTTCATCTAAATCATTTTGTATTACAGCCATTACAATTTACCATCCTTCTTTTTTAATGCGTTCATTACACCTCTATAATCCTTTGTTAAATCTTGCATTACATCTTGAACTGCTTTATTTGATGTATCAGCACCAGCAGCTTGTGCAGTTTGTATAGCTGCAACTTTTCTCTTATCTTCAGCATTACCCATCATATTTCCATAACCCATAGCTTCAGCCATTCTTGTAGTATCAAAAGTTTCACCGCTCATTGTTGGATACTCATCAAACTCTTCAGCATTTGCTGTTTCATTTAAAATATCATTTAACACAGGATTTTTTGTATATGAAACTTTTTGTTTAGGTTTGGGCTTTCTTTTAGGAAGAACCTCTACAACATTATCTTCTACTAAAGTAGATTGTTGAGCCATGGACTTCATTCCTTCCTTAATAAATATCTGTTTAACTTCTTTTTGTACTTCTTGTCTAACTATTTCTTTAATTAAACTAACTAATTTTGATGTTTTAGCCATAACTAACTCCTTACTGTTTTATATAAATATTAAGAATTAAGATTATTTTTTCTTTGTTCTCTAATTGAATCTTTTTGTTTCTTTTTTTCTTGTGCTTTTTTTAACTTATCTTTTAATTCCCTCATTGTTTTTTTAAAATTTTCAACTAATGTTGGAGCTACATTTACTGTATTTTTTGCATCCTCTACTTCTTTTTCAATTTTTGTAATTACAAACTCTTGAGCGATTGTTGCTGCAGCAGCAGGTGGATTAAGAGCCGCAGCTACAGCTGAGGCTTTCTTTACCCCTTCAGCTGCTGTTTTGGATACTTCTAAAGTTTCCTGAACTGCTTTCAAAGATTTAATACCAGCCTGTATAGTTTCTACGCTAGATTCCACTTTAGCTATCGTATCTAAAACATTTTTTATTTCATCTCCTTGGTCTTTACCTAATCTAGTATTTTTTACAATTTCATCAACTGTAGATTTTATTGCATTAGTTGGTGTATTAAGAACTTTTTCAATACTCTTTTTTAATTTATCTGATATAACACTCATAACTAACCTGCTACACCACTTGTTCTGAATATTTGGTCTGGTTCAGCTGCTATTTCATTTATTTCAGTTATCTCATCTTGAAAATTTTCACCTATATATACAAAATCACTTTTTATTTGAGGTAAAAACTTTTTTGCTTTACTTAAATCTTCTGTTAATTTTCCAGCTGCATCGGCTACTTCAGCAATACCTGTAACTTTGGATAGTGAATTACAAAATTTTTCTAAAGAAGAAAAAATACCCTCAAATAAGTCTTCAGTTTGTTCTCCCTTTAATATTGCATTATTAGAATCAGAATCACCAAATGTTATTCTACCAAAGTTACCAACTCCTAATTCTAAATTTATTTCATTGTTTGCTACTAAATTAATTCTTTCTCTAGCAACCATATGAATATCACCATTGTTACTTCTTTCACTTTTACTACCTTTAGCATTAAAAATTATTTTGTCTGAATTTATTGTAACCATATCTCCATCTAACACTTCAGGAATAGATAAACTTACAGCAGCTGGAATTAGTTGGTCTTCTTTTCTCAGAGGACCTGAGGTAACAAATATAGAAGAACCATCTGTATTTATTCCTTGTGGGTGTGTTACATAATCATCTACTTTTTGAACAGGTAAAACTGCTTGTCTGTTTGTAAATTTGATATCAGGATATTGATAAGATGGATCACTTCCAAACTTTACACCATTACCAAATCTACCATTTATAGTTACATCACCGTGTTCAGAATGTATTGCTCTGTTATATTCAGTTCCACCCTCTGTAACTTTACCATCACCTTTTTTACCACCTGCTAAATTCATATTTATTTTATTTCTTAAATTTAATGGTTGATAGTAATACAATTGTCCCCCGTGAGTTGCAATATTTACAGCCTCATCTATAAGTGGATAAGCTATAATATGAGGAGACAAAGGTTTTATAAATCCTGGTATTTCATCCCCTTCCTTTTGACTTTCTGCAAATCTAGCTTTTATTGTCCCATAAAATGAATAGTCTGGAATAGGATTACCATTTGGTCCTTTTATAGTTGGAAAGTCTTTTGGATCTAGTAACACACTTAAAACTATAGCCGGTTCTATTTGGTGATATTCAACATCTTCTACATTGTCTTTTATGATAGCGTAAACATCATCATAGCTAGTAAAACCAGTTTTATCTATGTGTCTTTTTCTTGTTCCTCTGCGTCTAAAAAATGGCATTAATTTTCAATCCTTTTAATGTCGTCTGTTATTTCATCTGAATGACTCTGTAAGTCTGTAGCAGCATCTTCTATCGCACCTAGCAGTTGTTCTTTTTCAGCATCCGATAAACCAAACTCTTCTTCAGAACTACCCTTACTTTCAGCGGCTATTATACGTTGTACTATAGCAGCTACCTTTACTAATTGGTCATCATTCTTAACGTTGATTTCTAAATATTCTTTTAACATAGGGATAATCTGCACTGCAGTATCTCCATCTTTTATAAAACCAACAACCTCTTTCATAAGAACTTCTAATTGAGTCTTATTTGTTTTTGTATTTTCGTAAATATCTTGAAATAAACCCGATAAGGATTTACCCTCAAATA